CAACTTTACTGCCTACAAATAATTTTTCTTTTTCTTGTTGGGTTAATCCAAATAGTTTTGCTTCGAGTGCAAATAAAGTTATATATAATCAAAATGTAACTAACAATAGATTCTACATTTCAATTTTTGACTCTGGAAAAGTAGAGGCTTGGAATGGTTCAGGTACTTTTACTACTTCGTCTAGTGTTTTAAGTTTGAACCAATGGCATCATATAGTTTATACTGCTAGTAGTTCAACGGGCAAAAAAATATACGTGGATGGAATAGAGGTTTTAACTGATGCAGATACAGGAAACAATCAGGGCACTGCTGCTGGAACTAATTGGATTGGTTTTGGTAAATGGTACACAAATATACTTTATTTAGATGGTAAATTAGATCAAGTAAGAATATACAATGCAGTCCTCTCTGCAGCTAATGTAACTACACTTTACAAAGAAGTTGAATGTGAACCAGCAGCTATAAACGCTTTAGATCACTTTAACACTGTTTTGTATGATGGCACAGGAGGATCTCAATCTACTAATAGTTTATCTAATCAAGCAGGAACATTAGGGTTTGCTCCGGGTATGACGTGGATAAAAAGCAGAAGTAATGCTACTTGGCACGAAGTACATGATGTAGTCCGCGGTAATTTACCTAGAATTTTCCCTAACGATGCATATCAAGAATTGACCTCTGCAAACGGTTTTGCTTCTTTAAATTCTAATGGATTTAGTTTAGACGCAACAGGTGGTGGTGGAGATGTTAATACTTCTGGTAGAACATATGTAGCTTGGAACTGGAAAGCAGCTTTAGCTAATTTATCAACTAGCTTTAATGGTAGTAGTAGTTTGATTACAATAGCTAATAATGCAGTGTTTAATTTTACAACCCCTACAAGTATGAGTGTATGGGTTAATAGAAATACAACAAATAGAGAGTTTATCATAGATAAAGGTAATGGTTCAAGTGGAAGCTATGGTTGGCAGTTTGAATTTAATGTCTCAGAATATGTTTTTCAATTAAACAATACTGTGGGGGGAATCATGGATCTTCGAGCAGCTGCTTCTGGTACTGGAAGTTGGGAGCATGTTGTAGTTACTTATGATTCAAACCAAGTTGGAAAAATTTATTTAAATGGAGTCTTAAAGGCTACAGATACGATGGCAGGAACTGCATCCTTTAATACAAATGGTGTAACAATAGGGACATATAGTTTAGCCCCATCAGGTTATCGATTTGAGGGAAAATTAGCCCAAGTGCGTTTCTTTAATTCAACACTATCAGCTTCAGAAGTAGCTGATTTATATACAGAACCAGCAGCAAGTAATAATACATTAAATTATCCTGCAGGCGCAGGTTGTATTGCAGCTTATCCACTACAAACAAATGCTGTAGATTTAAGTGGTAATTATAGTGGTGCATCTAGTAATGTAACATTTGGTCAGCCAGGTTATTTAACTGGTAATACCGATGGTGCAATACCAAGTACCGTAGCGGCTAATGTAGAAGCTGGATTTAGTATTGTGAGCTATACCGCTACAGGCTCTACCGCAACTGTAGGCCATGGGCTCGGGGCCGCTCCTGATTTAATACTTGCAAAAACAATCAATCAAGCTTATAATTGGATAGCATATTCATCTGCTTTAGGCTCATCAACAGAAATGTCTCTCAATTCTTCTAGCACAGCTCAGACAGGTTCATCTATTATGGCCAGCACAGACCCCACGAGTACAGTATTTACGGCGGGTGCAGGAAATAATCTTAATTATGCAAATGGTAATACAATAATAGCATATTGCTTCAAATCAATACCGGGTTACAGCAAAATAGGTTCTTATATTGGGCAAACAAATGGTGTAACTATTTACACTGGATTTCAACCAAGATTTATAATGGTTAAAGCAAGTGGAGCACCTTACCCAGAAAATTGGGCTATTCTTGATGCAGCAAGAGGCAGCGGAAAATGTTTAAACCCTAATTTAGCTAATGCAGAAAGTGATAGTGCATTAAATACATTTACAACAACAGCTACAGGCTTTTCATTTCCACATCAAAATATTGCTGATGCAATGTTAAATGAAAATGGTTATGAATATATATTTTTAGCAATAGCTTAAATTAAATAAAATGAGTGAAAAAAAGAAACCTTTTAAAGATACAGGTGTCGGACGATTTTTAATCGAAAAGGCACCAAGTATTCTAGGAATGGTCGGCGACGCAATATTGCCGGGAAATGTAATATCAGAACTAATTAGTGGTAACTCTCAGCTTTCAGAAAGTGATAAGCAAGTTGCACTAGAAAAGTTAAGAATAGAAAGAGCTGAGATTGATGGCACAACCAAAAGATGGGTAGCAGATGCTCGAAGCGGTAACTGGCTTGCGTCCAACGTCCGACCATTAGTTCTTGTATTTTTAACTATATCATATGTTATAGGGTGGTACGCCGGCTATTCACTAGAATCAGTCACTTCATTATTAACAATAGTCATCGGAGGCTATTTCGGATCTAGAGGCGTCGAAAAGGTATTTGGAAATAATAAACATAAACAATGATAGGACAAGATTTAAGAATCTTTGGAATTAACGTAGGGGCAATGATATTTTCAGTAATACCTGAAATAAACACAATACTACAGACGGTAGTTTTATTGTTATCAATAGGATATACAATATTAATGATAATTAAAAAATCAAAAGAATAATACAATGAAATATTTTAATGAATCTGAATTTAATAACTTTGACAAAATGGATCCTAAGCTTCTTGAGATGCTAGATAATCTCAGGGAAACATATGGATATCCAATTACATTAACGTCAACATATAGATCACCTCAACATCCAATAGAAGCACGTAAGTCTAATCCAGGTGAGCACACTTATGGTGCGGCTGTAGATATAGCTTGTGTAGGAGGTGAAGCTACTTATAAATTAGTAAAAGCAGCAATAGAAGTAGGTTTTACTAGAATAGGTATAAGTAGAAAAAACAATTTTGTTCATGTAGGTATAGGTTATGACGGAGCTCCACCTATGACAATATGGACATACTAAATTAAATTAAATGGCAAAATTAATACGTAAAATCAGTATAGGTACTGATTATAAGAATGAAGCAATGCATTATTCTGTAGGGCAAGAAGTTTACGGAGGACATAAAATATCTGATATAATAGAAAAAGAAGGTTCTTTTCAAATATTTATAACTAAAAACAAAGAGGTATTACCTTGGAAACATTTCAATTCTAACATGGCTGTATCTGTTGAATATAACCTAGATTATTAATGCAAGCACTTTTTGATTATATTATATCTACTAAAAATCGTTACAATAACGTAGTTGATGTTGATGACAAAAAATTAGTTGTTAACACAGAAATTACAGAAAGAGATTATATGTTTGTTAACAGAATAGGCAAAGTTGTTAGTATTCCAGCTGGTATAAAAACAGAAGTAAGTATTGGAGATGAAATAATAGTTCATCATAATGTTTTTAGAAGATGGTTAAACCAACAACAAGAAGAGCGTAACTCAGCTAGTTATCTTGACGAAGATAAATATACTGTTGCTGCAGATCAAGTTTTTGCTTATAAAAAAGACAAAAAATGGATTGCGCTTCCCGGATATTGCTTTGTAAAGCCTATAAAAATAAAAGATAAATGGGCACTTGATACAGACGAAAATTTAAAAGGGGAGCTAGTGTACACAAACAACCAATTAAGCTCATTAGGAGTGTCTATAGGAGACATGGTTGGGTTTACACCTAACTCTGAATATGAGTTTAACATTGAAGGTCAAAAACTTTATAGAATTTTATCAAATCATATAACTATTAATTATGGACCGAAGAAAAAGAATAATAGAAGCAGCGGAAAAAGCATTAGTTGAACTTGAAAAAGTTATTAAACAAAATATTGATTTATCTGAATTAGATCCTGAAAAAGCAAAAACAGCAGCTCAAGCTAAATGGGTTGCAATAGAAGATTCATTAAAAATTATAGAAAAAATTGAAGAGTTATCTGATAAAAAATCTAGCAATAAAGAATCTAAAACTTTTTTAGGTGTTGAAAATAGAATCAAATAATGTACAAACAAACGCTTTATAAAATACACAATACTCATTTATCTGATAAAAAAATCAAGCATCTTAATAAGCATAAGAAGTTTGAATATGGATATAATGAAGATTTAGACTGTGTTGTTATAAGTAAAGACGGTACAATAGGTGATATATACGAAATACAAGGTCTTAAGGTAGCAATACCTAAAACTCCAGATAAAATAGATGGAGAAGACTTGAAACAGTCAGATCAATATTTTAGAATAAAAAATAAACCTGAATCTTTAAATAAAATAAAAAGTATATATGATTTTCAATCTTACCCAGAGGATATTAAAGAAAAATACTACCAATATATTGATAGTGAGTTTAATTATCGTACTGATGGGTATTGGTTCATGTGCAACGGTGCCCCGAACTATATTACAGGATCGCACTATGTATATTTATCCTGGACAAAGATCGACGTGGGAGCACCAGATTTTAGGCAGGCAAATAGAATCTTTTACTACTTTTGGGAGGCATGCAAGGCAGATAAGAGATCTTATGGAATGTGCTACCTTAAGAACAGACGGTCTGGCTTTAGCTTCATGGCATCCTCAGAG